GTTTCCCAGTCACGATCGACGGGAACCTGAAGAAGAAATAAAAAAAATATATCAGTTTATAAACGTGCCTTATTTTGAACATAGATTTGACAACTTGCAACAAGTAAAAGTTAATGGTATAGAATATAACGATACTATCGTAGGAAAGAATATGCACAATATAAGATCAGTAATTAAAAAGGTACCCAATCCTTATATAAATAAAATACCAGAAAGGATAAAACAAAAATATGAACACATCAGATTTTAATTTTATATTTTTAGGTCAATCGGTATTAAGATACGAAGTACCATTAGATGTGTATAATACTATTAATCATATTTATGAAACAAAGTATCCTAAATTAAAACCCGCTAATAAACAACTTGTAGGTAAAATAGAAAAAGAACATAGTTTATTTTATGCCGGTGAAGATAGTTCTAAAATGACTAAACATAATCATTTACCACAAAACGTATTACAATGGTTTGAACAAAAATTTAAACATTATTTAAATTGGAATAAAATAAAAGAATATAAAATGCATTTAAATTCTGTGTGGGTTAATACTATGTTTGAGCATGAATATAATCCAGTGCACGTGCATCAAGGATCATTGTTTACAGGTTTATCTAGTGTTATGATTTTAAAATTACCACAAAGTTTTGGCATAGAATATTCATCACCAGATGCACCACAAAATGGTAGACTACAAATACTAGGTTCAACTAATGGTCAATTTGCTAATGTAGATTATCAACCAGAAATTAAAGAAAGAGATTTTTATATATTTCCATATGACATGAGACATTGTGTATATCCATTTAATGGACCAGGAATGAGACGAACGTTAGCTGCAAATACGGATGTTCAATATAACCCAATTAGAAATAGAGGAGTAAGTTAATGTACGAAAACATAATTATAAAAGAACCTAAATGGAAAAGTTGGATTGTGCAAACAACAACACCATTATTTACACCAGAACAATGTAAACAAATTATTGAATGTGGTAGAAGACAAAAACCACAAACAGCACAAATAGGGATGGGAAGACCTGGAGGTGGCACAGATACAAAAAAAAGAGTTACAACAATTTCTTGGATACCATTTAAAGAAATGGGACCTATGTATCAAGATTTAAATAAATTTATACAACAAGCAAATGAAAATCATTTTGGCTTTGGAGACATACAGGTTACAGAAAATGCACAGTTTACAGAATATCCAGAAGGAGGGTTTTATGATTGGCATATGGATTGTGATGTAAACATGGAACACGAACCACCTGTTAGAAAAATATCTATGACATTACTATTAAATGATCCGTCAGAGTTTGAAGGTGGAGATTTAGAATTAATGGCACCGGGTAAATTTGCAGAATTAAAACAAGGTCATGCAATTATATTTGCATCTTTTTTAAACCATAGAGTCAATCCTGTAAAACGTGGAGTAAGACAGTCGTTAGTTGTTTGGTTTGGAGGTAAACCATTTAGATGATTAAAGAACAATTTTTTCCAACAATTATATATGGCAAAGACATAAAATTAGATAATCAATTATTTGCTAATGAAATAATTGAATGGTCTAAACGAGATCCTGGTATTAAAAAAACAAATAGAAATGGTTGGCACTCTAAAACAGATATGCATGACATGCCTGTATTTAAACCTTTAGTACATGAATTGTTTGTAATGATGAATGATATATGGAAAGAAGAATGGTTAGATAGAGAGCCTGTACTAGGTAATATGTGGGCTAATATAAATTATAAAGAAGGATATAATCAACCCCATATACATCCTAATAGTTTATTTAGTGGAGTATATTATGTAAAAACATTACCTAATTCAGGTAAATTAATGTGTAATGATCCAAGACCAGGAATACACACGAACATGCCACTAAGAAAACCAGGTCAACCACCAAAACATTTGTGGAGAGAATGTCATATAGACCCAATACCGGGTAGAATAATAATGTTTCCCGCATGGTTATGGCATTGTGTTGAACCTAATAAATCAGATGATATAAGAATATCAGTAAGTTTTAATTTTTTACAACATGGCTTTCAATAAATATCAAGTAATTAAAAAAGCAATTAGCTACGAACTAGCTAACTTTGTATTTAACTATTTTCTTCTTAAACGAGATGCTGTTAAATGGATGTATGATAACAACATTACCTATGATACAGGAATGTTAGGTACATGGACAGATCAACAGATCCCAAATACTTTTTCTTGTTATGCGGATAATGTAATGGAAACCCTACTTGTTAAAGTGTTACCAATAATGCAACAAGAAACAGGTTTAAATTTAATTCCAACTTATTCATATGCAAGATTGTATAAAAACGGCGATGAGTTAAAAAGACATAAAGATAGACCAAGTTGTGAAATATCAACTACAATAAATTTAGGTGGTGATCCATGGCCTATATTTATTGATGGCACTGGTGCCGATACTGTAATAGACGAATACAAAAATATACATAAACCTAACGCTCCTAAAGGCACGAAAGTCCTGCTTGAAGTTGGTGATATGCTGGTATATAGTGGATGTGAATTAGAGCATTGGAGAGAACCTTTTGAAGGAACTACTTGCGGACAAGTATTTCTTCATTATAACCATGTAAATGGTCCTTTTGCGGAAAAGAACAGGTTCGACAGAAGGCCAATGTTAGGTGTTCCATCAATAAGGAATACATAATATGGAGTTTTATGTTACAAAAATTAGGTTTTTTACCAGGGTTCAACAAACAGGTTACAGAAACTGGAGCCGAAGGGCAATGGTTTGATGGTGACAACGTTAGATTTAGATACGGGACTCCAGAAAAAATAGGTGGTTGGACACAGTTAGGTGATGATAAATTAACTGGTGCAGCTAGAGCTCTTCATCATTGGGATGATAATGCTGGTATTAAATACGCAGCCATAGGAACTAATAGAATTTTATACGTATATTCTGGTGGAGTATATTATGACATACATCCTATTAGAGCAACACTAACAGGTTCTACTTTTACAAGCACATTAAATCAAAATATAATTACAATTAATTGCAGCAGCCCACACGGTTTAGTTGACCAAGATATTGTAATGTTAGACAGTGTAACCGTTCCTGCATCATCTAGTTTTGATGCTGCAGATTTTGAAGATAAAAAATTTATGGTAACAGCTGCACCTACAACTACAACTTTTACTATTACAATGGGTTCTACTGAAACAGGCACGCCAATGAGTGCTGCAGGATCGACTTCTGTTTTATGTTATTATCATGTGGGACCATCACAACAACTTGGAGGTTTTGGTTGGGGTACAGGTTTATATAGTGGAACAGCTTTAGGAGCAGCCACAACTACTTTATCAACAGCTTTAACAGATTTAGTAACAACAGATGTTGTGTTAGCAAACACCGCAGCTTTTCCATCATCAGGAGAAATTAGAATAGGCACAGAAGATATAAGTTTTACAAGTAATAATACTTCTACAAATACTTTAAGCGGAGGAGCAAGAGGAGTTAACGGCACAACAAAAGCAACACATAGCGCAGGAGCAAGTGTCTTAAATATATCAGATTATGTTGCATGGGGTGACCCATCTAATGCTGACTTTACTATTGATCCAGGTCTATGGATTCTTGATAACTATGGTACAAAATTAATTGCACTTATATACAACGGTTCTTGTTTTGAATGGGATGCATCTGCTGCAAATGCTACATCTACTAGAGCAACATTATTACCAAACGCACCTACAGCATCACGTCATGTATTAGTATCTACACCCGATAGGCACTTAGTATTTTTTGGTACAGAAACTACAGTAGGTAATACTGCTACTAAAGACGATATGTTTATAAGATTCTCTTCTCAAGAAAGTATTGATGAAACAGACTCATACACAGTTAAAGCAAACAATACCGCAGGCACACAAAGACTTGCTGATGGTTCTAAAATTATGGGAGCTATTAAAGGTAGGGATGCAATTTATGTATGGACCGATACTGCATTGTTTCTTATGAAATTTGTAGGCCAGCCATTTACATTCTCATTTGAGCAAGTTGGAACTAACTGTGGATTGTTTGGTAAAAATGCATGTATAGAAGTTGATGGTTCAGCTTATTGGATGTCAGAGAATGGTTTCTTTACTTATGATGGTCAATTAAAATCTTTACCATGTCTTGTTGAAGACCATGTTTACGATGATATTAATGCTGTATCTAGAGATCTTATTAATGCAGGTTTAAATAATTTGTTTGGTGAAATTAGTTGGTTTTATTGCACGTCTGCATCAGATACAATCAACAGAGTTGTTACATATAATTATTTAGATTCTAGTCCTAGACGTCCTATTTGGACAACAGGTACTTTACCTCGAACAGCGTGGCAAGATTCCGCAGTATTTGATAAACCACACGCAACTTTTTATGATTCAACAGACAACGCGTCTACCGAATGTATTGGAAATACGGATGGTATTACTGTATACTACGAACAAGAAACAGGGACCGATCAAATTAACGCTGGTGGTGTAACAACCGCTATTATAGGCACTATTACTTCTGGTGATTTTGATATTACACAGAAGCGAGCTTCTACTGGAGCTGTTGTAGGTATGCCAGATCTTAGAGGAGATGGTGAGTTTATTATGAGAATACAAAGATTTATACCAGATTTTATTTCACAAACAGGTAATACCAGAGTTAGTTTTGTAACAAGAAACTATCCAAATAGTTCTGCAACTACAACAAATTTTGACATTAGTTCAACTACAACTAAAAAAGATACACGACTACGAGCACGATCTATTGCTATTAAAGTTGCTAACACTACAACTAATGAAGATTGGAAACTTGGTACATTTAGATTAGATATTGCACCAGGAGGTAGAAGATAATGGCAATTAATGTACAAAAAGATATAGAATCAGTTTATGCTCCTTACACTGATCAATCAATTTTAGGTAGCGATTATTATACTGGTTTAATAAAAGACGACTCAGAGTTTGATACTCCTTATACCATGAAAAGTAGACCTGGGATCTTAAGTGCTTATGATAGACTTACAGGACCAATTAAAAATGTTTATCGAAATTATGGTGCTCCTATTATGGGTGGGCTTATAAGTGCATTTACAGGTATTCCTGGTATAGGTTTTTTAATGAGAAATTTACCTAACGATCCGTACGCACAAAATTATAAAACTTTGGCTGATGGAGTGTACATGAGTAGTACAGGTCTAAAAGATAAATTTGGATATAATGTTGGACCTACTTTACTTAAAAGTAATTTTTTGCAACCAGGATCTAATTCTTACAGATCATATGCATTAGAAGGTTTAAGAAATTTAAACAAACAAAGAGCAGATGCTTATTATCAAGACACATATGGTAAATCATTTGATGAAGTTAAAAAGGATATACAAAAGAAAAAAGATCCTTTTAATTCTGGTTCAGTAATTAATATGGGTGCAGATTATCAAGGTGGTGGCAGTAATGAAAATAAAGATTTTAACGCACCGAAAGGGGTTGATGCAGGAACGGCTAACGTTCAAGATTATGCCGATATTTATTCTCGTGGTGGTAGAGTAGGTTATGTTAAAGGAGGCATAGTAAGTTTATAATGGCAAAAATAGTAGAATCATTAACTAGAGCAGAACCAGAATACAGTCAAAAAAATATACAATCTTTGGTTAGGGATCTTGACTCAGTAATTACAAAATTAAATAGTACATTTCAAGATGAAGTAAAACAGGAGATAGAAGCTAAAAGTTTCTTTATGGAATAATGGCAGTAGTAAATCAATATAAATTTTATGGCAAAACAACAACAGCTGCAGAAACTGTAACCATGCTTTCTCCGTCTGTTAATGAAACTTATATTGTTAAATCATTAAGAGTCACAAATAAATCAGGTTCTAATACACCTACTGTAACTATTAAAAACAATGCATTTGAG